GTTGATTGTATGGTACACGAAGTGACAATTCAGTATTGTCAGTGATATCAAGAATATGATTGTAAGTCGTGTGTGCTGTGTCTTCCGGAGTTCCAGTAGTGGCTACATTGCCAACTGGGTCCCAGGAAAATCTGAGTCTACCTCGATGATACTTTGAGCATATGATCTTAAAATCAAAGATCAAATCTCCTCTCCAATGTTCAAACATCTGGGCAACAAGCCACATTGGCGTGCCATTGACCACAGTCATTTGTGAAGGAGATGTATCAAATACTGACATATAAGGACTTATATATGTATTCCACAATAATGTGTCCTTTGTGTCCGAGGCTGACCAGAGAAAGCTTGTCAAATAACTTTGACGTCGCACGAACTCAGATATATTCAATGGATCTTCATTTCGTTCACCAATACACATGTTGTTGATTGTAAGCTCATTCTTTGAATCAACAGTCAGTTTTTCCGTAGCATCAGAAATATCTGATACAGCTAATCCATGAAAAGGAAGATTTTTAAATGGATTGACATCGGAGGCAACTGGAACCTTTGAGTACCCAAACAACTTTGCAATATCCGAAACACCCTCAGCTGCTATCGAAGTAGCAGTAGCAAAAGGACCTATTACAGGTAGTTTTGAAAGCAAACCTGAGGCCCTTGCAATAGCTGAGGCTGGCTTTGAAATGGCTCCATTACTAGAGTACTCATCCTTGACACGATTCTTAGATTGCATAGAAGCTTCCACCGTCATACCATTGAGCTGAATGTTCTCAGCCCAGGCTGTCATGGTAATATTGACATCGGTTCCGGCAGCAGAATTTGCATTTCTTAGAATGTCTGGTGAATCACCAAACAATCGGCCAAGGTACCGCACATTTGTAGTTGCCGTGACATCCACCCACTCATATGGGTAGATGAACGGTAAAACTATTTCAGCGCCCTCACTGTTTTGAGGGTAGACCCAGACATGTGGTCTCTGAGAATAGCTGACGAGCTCGTCACCAAGACTGGTACTCACTGGGGCGGAATTAAAAAATCCGTTGAGTGGCTCATATGATATGAGCAAAGCACCATAATAGAATGGTGAGGCATTGATTTGTATCTTTACATGTAAATCACATCGCATGAAAGGATAATTGTCCAATTTGGCTTTCATAGCAGCTTTTTGAAAGAAGAGCTCCCATGGAGCTATTGAAAAATCAAGAGAACTACCAAGGGTCCAAGTTCTATTATCTATAATAGCAGGACGACTCAAATACTTCTCTATTTCAGCATGTGTAGTACACGTTGGTTGATACAGCTGGGTCACAGAAGAAGGTTGGGCAACCTGCCCATTTTCTCCTTCTGTAAAACCCATTTGAACTTGATCTTTGGTAAGTTCAGTGACATCAGCATCCTTAACAACATCCTCTGATTGAACTACAAATCTATGAAACAATTCATGATTTGCACAACAATAGTTGTCACCGCTGCAATTGCCTGCAACGTCTTCAAATGTGCGTGGAAAATCATCTTCAAGTGCAAAGATGCTTCCATTATCCGAAATTTTGCTCTCAAGCATTTTAATTTCAGACGATTTTTTAGATTTTTCAGTCTCTCGACTATTTTTCGTGTAAGTTTTCGCAAGCTTGATTTTAATCCCCCATGGCAGCTCAACCGTAAGGGGGACGACCTGAAGTCCATTTGGTCACCAACCAAGACCTTCCCTAAATAGGGTTTTTGAGGAACGCTCTGGTAAGTTACGTGATAGATCCACTCTTCCGTCATTCAGGGACGACAGGATTCTTAATCGGGACAGTAATATATCCACCACGTGCGGTTTTGGTTTAAAAGACATACCGCAAAAGCCTTTTTACTCCATATCTGTAGAACACTAGCGCAATAAACATTGGCTCATGACATCGCATAAGTGTTATCCAAAGATAAGATGAACGATGAAACGATCAAACTTCTGATCAACAACACAAGTGTAAAGGTAATGGAGTATGACGAGGAACAATGTGAATAATCCATGAACGATGTGTATGTATGTGGCCCAATAAATATGCTCGAAAATTGATAAATCAAAACCGGTCATGCTTTGACTACTAGGATAATCCCACACACTATACATCGAAAATGTATCATAACACATGCCCTCTTTTGTTTGAGCAAAGACAATTCTGTCGCTGCTCTGCATTGTGTACTTATCACCAAGAAAGAAGTGATTATAGTTGTCACAATGCTTGGAACATTTTTTGAATCTTTCAACCAGTTCATCAAAGGTTAAGAAGGTGCTGTCTGAAGCGTAAGACATGTAACCTAATTTTTCAACTACCTTTCTTAAGAGCTCTAGCTTATCATTGTAAATCTCACGTCCATAGAAGAAATATTCTCCCATAGCACTTTCAATCACAGCGATTGCTTGAGCTCCTTCAGATACTGACTTTGATCGATTCCAGACCATCAACATTTTTTCAATCGAATCATGGTCCAATGGTGCAACATAACATCCAAGTTCTTTCTCATATCTCCATGTTCTCTTCAAAAAAGAAGATTCCTCCATTTGGATGTATGGCACGCTCTCAGCTTCTTTGTCGGCCATAGTATACTCAATTCCAAGTTCACTGAACTTTTTTGAAATAGTCGTGTGGTTATACCAATCACAACCCTCTCTCACTGACATGATATTGTCATCACCGTACGTCATCAAACTCACATTCTCCTTGAA